CAATATAGCAAATATCCAGATTTTATATTTTTGAATAAATTCCTTAAACATGTCGTTTTAAATAGGTTTAAAGCTATATATCAAACATAGCTCAGTTTGTAATTTAAAACAATTTCACATAGCCGTATTTTTTGGTAAGTTCTTCTATGAGTTCTTCTGAATAAGGTTTGAGAGAACTTTGAGAGACTGATGCTTTGCCTTGATATTTTCCAGATATGATATTAACAGAATATTGGCAATAAGCGTTACTATCGCCTAAGAAATATCCAACTTCGTAACAGAAATTTGAATCCAACAAAAGTGAATTATTGTTCACCTTCTAAATGTTTGATGATATTTTTTAAGTACTTGTCTATGTTCTCTTTACCAACAGGATTTTGAGATTGTATAGCGTATAAAGGTAATTTTTTATTATTTTCTATACAATACTCACCTAACCATTTAGCGCAATCATATCCTGTTTTCTCATGATAAACAAATATCGATTGTCCTTTTTCAGGATTGTAAGAGATGTCGACTAAATCGTGATCGAAACAAACTGCATCTGGCAGGCCATTCAATAAAATCCAAGCAATAAAATCTTTATAAGATTTCACCCAAGTAACTTCAGCATTTTTGATTGGAAAAAATACAGTCCATCTGTCTTGACTTGGATCTCTTTCATCGTCTAACCACAATAATTTTTTCATGATGTTGCTTTTAACAATTCAAATTCTTCTTTGATTCTTAATGTAATCAATTCTATTTCTTCAGAAACAAAACGCATTGTAAGTTTTGCGCTTTTAACAGTTGATTAAATTATGCTTTTAATGGTTGATTAAATAGTATACAAATTTATATAAAAATATTGACAAAGTGTATAAATATTATTTTGCTTTTGTCGATTTATAGTAAACATAACCTAACAAAGGAGTTAAAAATAAATTCATAATCAAGTATTTTCTAAAAGAGTTTTTGCCATCAATAGTATAAATCATAGCCATAACATATGATCACTGCTAAATACAATAATACTAATTGGATGATATCACCTGGTGTGAACACCAACACTGAACTACAGCTTGTTAATATTAATGATAATGTTGATAATGTGATTAGATTTTTCATTTTTTTTTATTTAGTTTAAATTAATACTTCTAGATATTTAGGATCCACATATTCTGCTAGATAAACACCATTTTTTGCTTTATATAAATATACTCCATCATCATACATCATCTTAGCATCTATTTTAAATATGGTAATATTTCTAGAATGTCTCAATGCAACAGTTTTAGCAGTTGTTATGTCAGCAGAGATATGACAATATTGTCTCTTTTGTGGTTTTAACCCTTCTGAAAGAATGACTTCTTCAAGATCAAAACTTGTACCATGGTAAAGAAACAATTCATCTTCTATTGTCAAAGGGACAAGTTCTAGATCTACTTCTACTGAATGGCCTTGTACTGCCCTGATTTTATTGAAATCTTTAGATATTTCAAATCTTTTCTTATCATTAGTTTCTACGATAGCCTTTATGGTTTCTAAATCGATGTCGGTTTTTTCCAATATAATAGAAACATCCATGAAACCATTTTCGTCAAGAACTGCATCTAATTCTTCTGGATGATGTCTCAGAACATATGATAGGAATTTACTTTTATTTTTGACTATGCGCTGCATCTATTTTATATTTTTCATGAATGTTGAACATTCCCTTTTGATCTCGTGTATATCTCTATTTCTGAAAACTTCAGCAAAACATATAAAAGATTTATAGTAGTCAAGAATATAATCATACTTCTTCTCTGCTATAAAGTTTATGGAAACATCTAATAATTTTTGGAAATTTTCATCAATCTCTATCGAATTATGTTCACTAATCTTTAATCTATATCTGAACGAATTGAATTTGTAATTATCCGTAGGTTTATCCTTATAAGAATTAGCGACAGAACTCATTTTTAATTTTTTTGATTTCATAGACTTCAGAATTTCCATCTGTCTTTCGTACATATTGTTCAATTTATGTAATTTATCGACAACTTCGGATGTTTTTGTTTCTATAGAAAGAGAATAATGTCGTGCCTGTTCCATTATAGTATCGATGTTCATGACCATCGTGACACAGCCATCAATTTTATACAAGCATGGAACTATCTGCAGTGTTTTTGTGGTATCAGTAGAATTAAGTATTGTCAAACATTGGTAATATTTATCCCCATCTATATCAAAAGGAGAATGAAATAACTTAAGTTCCTGGATGCCTGAATATATTTTCAGTGTATACATATCGATGTTGTATATTTTTTCAAGACCAGATGTGATGTCTTTAAAAAAAGAAACAAAATCAAAATTTTTAAATTTATCACCAACAAAGAATTTTCTGATCATCTTGCCATGATGATAAGTTTCATTTTCGGCATCGTTTAATATACAATATACTGCTTCAAGCTCTTTAAAGATCTCTGATTTATTGTAGGATTTATGTTCTGGTGTTAAGGCTTTTCGCGCCATAGATTAGTCGTGTTTAGTAACATTTTTGATAAATATAAAACTTTTCTACATAAAAACAATAAATATTCTCATGAACATCAAATTGACAGATCTACCATCGAAAGGCATATATTATGATGATGACATGGTTATCACCGTAAAAGAAGATATCGATGCTAAAGAACTGTTTGCTCTGCATGATGCATTGTACAAAAGTCCAGATCTTAGATATATGCATAAGTTGGAAGCAGAGATAATAGAAAGATTCTATCTATTTGATAACCAACATAGTGCAGATAATATAAGATTATGCGACATGTTTTATTTGTGCTTGAAGACGATTGAAAATAAAGGGTTTTACATATTTTATCCATCACTGGAAGAGATGATCGATAAACTTGATATCGAGAAAAAATATTTAAAAACAGATATGTTTGTTTACTCAAATTCATCTGGTATTGAGAGCAAATCTGAATATGTTGAAGAGAGCAAATCGTTCAGATATAAGAACATGTTATTATCAGAACCTACATTAGGCAATATTTTAAACTTGTTTCAATACAGCCACAATGAAAGAAATCTTTATGAAAATGGATCAATGATTCATGACCATATAGATTTAACTCTGGTTGGTTATGTTTCAGGAAAACAGATTATAGATATGGATACCATAGAAATGATCGCAGATATGATCAAGGACACTATGAACGAAAAAGAAAGATTCGAAATGCATCAATACATAAATGAAACTTTTGTTTATCTCAAAGGTTTCATAGATGATAAAGGAAAGATGAGATCTATGAAAGACATTTGTGTAAATTTAGCAAGCTGGCCGACTTTATCACTTCTTTGATGCTTTTTTAACCATTAGTTCCAATTTTGAAAAATCAATATTCTTGAATATGCTAAATTCTTTAGAAATATCTTCAACGCTCAATTTTTCGTCAATGACTATAGAATTAAACATATCTTGTATTTAATCAACCGTTAAAAGCATAATAAATTTTAAAAGTTTATATTTATCTGAACAAATTATTTAACTATATATTTTTTCATATTTTAAATTTTATTTCTAAATTTACCTCTAATTTTAACATAATATGGACGTTCTAATTCAATTATATTCTTTGCACACCAAAAATCTCCTCCTACTTTTTCAGGACATCCTTCCATAGATGTTAATAAATTATTAAAACACAAAAAATCTTCTCCTACATTTTTAGGGCATCCTTCCAAAGTTGTTAATTTATTGGATGCACAACTAAAACTTCCACTTATTTCTACGTCTTTCAACCATGCAGGTATTTCAGTCCATTGTCCTCCTTTTAACCAAACATAACCTTTTACTTTCTTCACTTTTATGAATTTAGGATTTATGTCCATGAAGGATTCATCTAAATCAAGATCTCCATCTATCACTTCTTGAGAAAGCAATTTAATGTTCATCTGTTTCAGTTTTTCCTTGCGACCTTCCAGGTTTCTAGGAACCAATAAATTTATCATAGCCTATTAATTTTATTTTTAAATTCACCTTTTAATTTTACATAATCTGGAAGTTTTAATTTATATTTGTTTCCATAAGCATAAAATTTTCCTCCAATATTTTCAGGACATCCTTCAAGGGATTCTAATTGATTATATGAACAATCGAAAACCCATCCTATATTTTTTGGACATCCTTTTAGAGATGTTAATGGATTATGTGAACACCAAAAATTTCCTTCTACATTTTCAGGACATCCTTCCAGAGATTTTAATTTGTTACTTGAACAATCAAAACTTCCTCCTATCTTATACGGACAATTTTTCATTGTTGTCAATTTGTTACTCAGACAAAAAAAGTACAATCCTATTTGTACATCTTTTAGCCATTCAGGTATCTCTGTCCATTGTCCTCCTGTTAATGTAACACCACCTTTCACTTTCTTGAGCTTTACGAACTTTGCATCGATGTCCATGAAAGATTCATCTAATTTAAGATCTCCATCTATCACTTCTTGAGAAAGCAATTTAATGTTCATCTGTTTAAGTTTCTCTTTTCGGCCTTCAAGGTTACGAGGTACTAATAAATTTATCATTTTATTTTTCTTCGTTTATTTTGCCAAATGCTTTTTGAATTTTCTTTCTTCCAAAAAATATCCTTGTTTTGACTGTGTTTTCATTCATCTCGTGTTTTTCAGCAATGTCTTTGTAACTCATTTTATGCACTTCTCTATCTATCATGATGTCTTTGTGTTTAGCATCCAGCTCGTTCATCAAATCTTTAGCTAAGCTTTCATTGATATCTATATCATGATCATATTCTTGCTGATTGTTTACTTTATCAAATGCTTCATATATGTCGGATGCATACGTTTCATCTCCATCGAGATTTGAATTGAAATCACATGATATGTATTTGCTTTCTCTTTTTAAAACATTTCCAGCTTCGTTTGATGCAATTCTGTATATCCAAGTTTTGAATGAATATGTATCATTGTAGGTATCTATTTTAAGATAAACTTTTTCAAATGTGTTGCTTAATACTTCCTCTGCTAACATGTCGTCCTTTATCCTTTTTTTTATAAAATACAAAAGTCCAGGCCTGTTTTCATTGTATAGTTTTGTAAAAGATTTATCATCTCTATGTTCTATGTAATGTTGTAGTGTAGTCGACATATATCTCAAACATATATAAATCATTCTAAATAAAACAACTTTAATTATTTTTGGCCACTGAACTTTTCTTCTATAAAGAAATATTAAAATAAATTAATTTAAACAAATATGCAAACTGTTTCAAATCATTCACCGATCAATGATCAAATACAAGGAGTGATAGCTTCTTATGATGGTTCTATATCTGAACCAAGAGGTCAAAAAGTATGTGAATATTTTATGAAGACTCTAGAAATAGATCCATTGAAACCATTGATAAACTACGAAGAAAGACCTTTCAACTTCAAATATTTCGCAGGAGAATTATACTGGTATTTAATCAAAGATAGAAATCCGGACAAAGTTCTTCCGTATTCTAAATTCTGGGACAAATTAAGAAATGTTGATAAAACTGTCAATTCCAACTATGGACATTTTATGATTTCAGATCAATACGCATGGGTGAAAAACTCTTTAATCAAAGATGCCAATACTAGACAGGCTATAGCTTTCTACAATAGACCAGAATATCAGTACGAATCGAATAAAGATTTCATATGTACGTTATATCAGAACTTCTGGATCAGAGACAATAAATTGAATATGAAAGTTCAGATGCGTTCATGTGATATTATAAGAGGTTTGACATATGATGCACCTTGGTTCAGTTTAGTCATGCAAAGTCTATATTTAGATTTAAAAACTGTTTATCCAGAACTTGAAATAGGAACTTATTATCATGTAGCCGATAATCTACACTACTATGAGATGCATTTCGATACAATAGAGAAGATGTCAAAATCTGGAAGTGATAAAGATTTCAGATTTGTGTTAAGAGAACCTCTATTCGAAATAAATTGTGGAACTACAGAAATAACAGCATCAGCAAAAAAATTCTGTACACTGATGTCAGGCGTTAATGGCAGAGATGATTTTGATTATAAAGATGCTCTATCTACAATAATAGATATCATTTAAAATGATAATAGGTTTAGTAGGTAGAAAATATACAGGCAAAAGCACCCTTGTGAAGGAAGTTCTTCACAAGGGTTTCTGTTATTATGATATCAACTCCAGAATACAACACATACTCAACACTGATCAACAACTTATAGAGAAGACTGTCAAATTGTTCAGCAACAGGGTTTATGCAAATGAAACTTTTTCTTATAAAGCTGCATTGCCTTACATGATCACAGATGACGATTATCTATACAGACATTATAAAAATATCACAGATCCTTTGTTTGATGATTTTCAGTTGTTTTTGGACAGAATGATACATAAGGAACTTTTCATAGTAGAAGGACCTATATTAGAATTTGCTGAAATATTTAAAAAGATTCAATATCTTGTAGGTCTAGAATGCAATACGAGTGTTTTATATAACAGAATAAAAAGTTCTATTCCTGGTATAAAAGACATGGAAATAGATTTTATTTTAAATCATGACGATCCAGATCTTGAAATATGCAATAATATATTTGACACAAATAAACAAAATTGGTTAAATAATGCCAAAAATGATATAGATGGACAGACCAAACTGCTATAAATATATCAGAAAAACAAATAAAAACTACAAATGATCACAATTAAAAACGGACAATTGAATGCAGTTACTGTAGATTGCTTAAAAGAGCTTTTACAGAAGGACGTAGACGTATCTTTAGCATTCGAAGTAACAAAGATCGTAAAAGCGATTGAAGAAGTTATGAAGACTAAGGAAGAAGTCGAAAAAAGCCTCGTTCAGAAGTATGCAAAGAAAAATGAAGCTGGAGAATTTATCAAACCGGTTGATTCTGAAGGAAAAGAGCTTGAAAATCAAATCGTCATCGAAGATCCTGAAAAATACAGTAAAGAAATCGGAGAATTGTATGACATCGAAAACAAATTTGAACAGTTCAACAAGATTTCAAAAGATCAACTTGAAGGTGTTAAAATGAAAGCACAAAGTTTATTAGTTTTAGATTTCATGTTCGATTTATAGAATATCTTAAATTGTAAAACAAAAAAAAATCCTGTTAATATTTTAACAGGATTTTTTGTTTAAACAGGAATTCCATTATCTTTTTTGATTTTATCTTTTAATAACCTTGCAACATTTCTAGTATTACATGAAAATTGTCCATTGATCATCCAATCAAGATATCCAATATTGCTCAATGTCACTTCTTCATTCTTGTGTTTCTTGCCAAAATTATAGTAATATTTACCATCTTTATGCTTGAAATTACCTTGGAAGTCTACAACTGCATAGCCATCTGGTAGGGATCTTGTAACATTGGACCAAGCTTTGATAGTTCCTTCTACTTGTGTATATCGCTCAATCTGTTTTTCGAATATTGCTATAGTTGCATAAATATCAGCTTCTGCTGTATGAGCATTCTCAAGATCCTTTCCAGTATACATTTTATACATTGTTGTCAAGTTTCTAGGTTCCATCTCTTGGATGATCTTGTATACATCGACAATATTATATTTCAATGGATTATATTTGATCTGACATCTGAATAGTTCCTCAATCAACATAGGAACATCGAAACGGATCAAGTTGTAACCTCCAAGATCACAGCCATCGAAAAAATTGAATACATCCTGGGCTATATCCTTGAAGAATGGAGCATTTTCAACTTTATCTTCTGTGATATGATGCACCGCAATAGCTTCAGGACGAATTCTACAAGTTGGTTTAACCAATGAATAGTATTTTTCAGTGGATCCATCTGGCATATATTTCACTGCACATATTTCAACAATCTGATCTTCGTTTATTTCTATACCTGTAGATTCAAGATCGAAGAATATGATAGGTTTTTCTAAATCCAGGTTTATTTTGTTTATTGCTTCCATATCACAAACATATAAAAATATTTTCAAAAATAAAAATATTTTAAAGAGTAAAAGAATATAAAGAACTAATAAATTATTTATTTTAGCAGCCATGATAAAAAATATTGCACATATAGCAGACATCCATATTAGAAAGGCTTTAGCTCGTCACTCTGAATATAGATTACAATTCCAGAGATTGAAAGAATCTTTGATAAAAACGAAACCAGACAGAATTGTCATAGTTGGAGATCTTTATCATGACTTCATCGATATAGAAGGAGAAGCTTTAGTTTTGGCTGCAGAACTTTTACATATGTTGCGCGAGATAGCTCCTGTTATATTAACTAGAGGTAATCACGATTTCAGAAAAAAGGATCACAAACGTATAGACGTTATAAAGACTTTGATGGATTCTTTGAAAACTAAAAATATCACATACTATGAAGAAACTGGTTTCTACAAAGATGACAATGTAACTTGGGCTGTATGGCACCATCCAGAGAAAGAAGGTCCGTGGAAGAAGATAGAACATGAAAGAGATCCAAACCAGATTTATATAGATCTGTTCCATGATCCGATATATGCTTCGATATCATGCGGAGGTTGGAAGATGGAAGATAGCTATCATATCAAACCTGAACAATTCCTTGGTAAATATGCTTTATGTGGAGATATACACCAAAGACAATTTTTGAGAAATGATAAAAGAGTAGTATATTGTGGTTCACTCATCCAACAGAATTATGAAGAATCTTTGGATGGACATGGTTACATCATGTGGGATATCGAAAAAGGTACAATGCAAGAGATTGATCTTGAATACGACTTTGCTCATTATACTATAGATGCAAACCAAGTCGATTGTGATAAGTTGGATTTTGAAATAGAGAACATAGCAAAACATCCAAGAATTAAAATTGTTTGGAACGATTACAAAGCTAACATGAACAAAGTTAGCGAGAAAAAGCTAAGAGATTATGTTAGAAATAAATTCGAACCGATAGAAATAAAATTCGATAAGAGATTTATCCCTAGCGAGAATGTAGTGATGAAGAAGGCAATTGAAAGTAAAAATATAGAGGATGTTAATGTACAGGCTGAGATATTTGGAGATTTCTTGAAAGAGAACAAATTTACATCAGAAGATATTGAGGCTATTCTTGAAATAGATAGAGAAGTTACATCGCGATTAGGAAATATTGAAAAAGTAAATACTAATTATTCTCTTCTGAAACTATGGATAGATAATTTCAAATCGTATGGATCGAACAATGTTTTGGATTTCAATGACATGCAAGGTATTATTCAGATCACAGGCATAAACCAACAGGGTAAAACTACTCTATTGGATTCTATCTGTTATCTATTGTTTGGAAAAACATTGGATACTTTGGTTAAAGAGAAACATGGTGATAATCGTTTCATCAACAATAAGAGAGATCTAAACTATTGCCAAGTGATGGGAGTTTTAGATCTTGATGATAACAACAAATTTCTGCTTGTTAGAAGAACTGATAGAAAATATAATAAATCCAAATCTAGTTTAACTGATGTTACTACATCTCTATCCATATACGATGCATCTTTGTTGGATCTTGAAAATATAACAGAAGAATATTTAGATTCTGACGAGGCTAAAGAATCCGCTTTTACAGGAGAAAGATTTTTAGATACACAGAAAATACTAGAGAAACATTTAGGAGAATTTGATGACTTTATCAGATTAGCATTAACCAATGCTGATAATTTAAACAATCTTCTATCCATCAATAGATCCACATTCATAGACAGTGTTTTGAATGATGCAGGATTAGATATCTTCGAAAGAAAATTAAACACTCATAAAGCCTACAAGACTGAATTGGATTCAAAATCAAGTAGAATAGTCATGAATATCGAAGAGGAGCAACAGAAGATTTTTGTTCAAGAAGATGAGAAAAATAAGATCATAGAATCTATAGACATTCATTACAATGTCCAGTTGGCAGAAAAGAATGAAGATTTGACATTAATACAAAATGAACTGATAGAAAAAAACAAAAGTTTATCAAAAATAGATCCTAAGTTTGAAACTATGGATCCAGAATTATTGAAAAAGAAGATAGATGTTTATAATTCTGATATAGATGATATACATAAAAAAATAGAAACAAAAAAAATCGATATATCAAATCTGCCAGTTTTAGATTTGGCCAAACAAGAGACTGTAGAATCAGATCTAAAGACTTTGAATGAATCTTTCAATAATATCAAACAGGATGGAATATCAGTAAAATCCAAAATAGATTTATTGAATAAAGATATCGAAGCCAATGACAAGGAACAAGTTCAAACTGTTAGAGATTACTATAAGGATGTTAATACCAGTGTCAATTTTATTGATAATGATATCAAAGTATTAGTTGCTAAAAAAGAAGGTGTTCTAAAAGAAGCCACAACTCTTAAAAATGAAATAAAAAAACTGGAAGAGTCTCTAAACAAAAAATGTGTGACTTGTGAAAGACCCATAGGAGAAGAACAGAAAGATATCATCAATAAGGATATAACAGAGAAAAAAACAAAATTGCAACAGCTATTTGCTCAACATTCTGATTATGAAAAAAACATAGCTGCTAGAGAATCAGAACATAAAAATGAACTTGAAAAAATAAAAGATGAAGAGAAAGACTGGTCATCAGAATTAAAAGATCTTGTTATGTTGGTTAGAAATAAAAAAGATGATATATTGAAACAGATATCTTCAGAGAATGATACTTTGATAAAACTGAGAGATGAAGCTAAAGATCTACAGAATAAAATAAAAGAGGTAGAGATAGAACTTAAATCTATTACAGATTTTAACAAACTAGCAAACACTAAAGATTCTCTAGAAAAAGATTTAACAATTTTTGCCGGAAATATAGATTCAAAGAAATTACAAATCGAATCGATAGAAAAAGATCTTAAAGATTATGAATTCTATGCTGAGATATTGAAAGATAACGAAACTAAGAAAATCAGTATAAAGACTACGGAAGATCTTATTTCAAAATTGAAGGAAGAATATTCAGAACTTATAAAAGGTTTACAAAAATCTGAGACTGAGATAGAATTGATTAATGAACGAATCAACAAAGCAAATCAACAAATAGAACTGTATTTGAAACAAGTTAAAATCGATCAATTACATAAAGCTTATCAAACATGTGTACACAGAGATGGTATTCCTACACTATTATTGAAGAGCATGATAGAACATATCAATACTGAGCTGGAAGAGATGTTTTCGGAAGTTGATTTCGTTTCTTATTTTGATGAAAATCTGGTATTGAGATTGAGCGACAAGAACAGATTGGATGTATTCCAGCATGCTATTTCATCATCAGGAAAAGAACGTACATTTGTAGCTCTCGGATTGAAGATGGCTTTACGCACAATTAACAAAAAATCAAAACCTGATATTCTGTTACTGGATGAGATCATGGGCAAATTGATAGGAACCAGTGTAGATGAATTCAGAGATTTGTTAAATATTGCAAAACAAAAAGTTTCTAGATTATTAATCATTGAGCATGTACACCATATCGATTATGATCACTTGATTGAAGTGACAAAAAGTTCAGAAGGAGTAACATCATTAAATTAAAAATAATACATGATAAAGAAATTTAGAATTCCAAGAAAGATCAAAAAGAAGATACCTAAAGGTTCATACTGCTATGATGTTGGCAAAGGATCCAAATGGAACGACGAATAAAAATCATATTTAATATATAACATATGATTTTAAAATTTAAAGAATTTACAAATGAAATGAAAAGTGATTTAATATCAAATCATGCTCCGTTATATCATTTTACTAATTCTTTTTATTTAATCGATATTATTAATGATGATGTGTTATCAAAAGGTTGGTTTCAACATAAAGTCAGAAATAAAAACACTAGTATTGTTTCATTAACAAGAAATAAAAATTTCAACATTACATATTATAAAAATGATACTAATATCAGAATATGTTTAGATAGCGATAAATTAAGACATGATTATAGCATAATACCATATGATTTTTTCATCAATAGTAACACAGAACATTTACCTAAATCTAATCCAAATAGAAAATCTAAATATGAATATGAAGAAATATGTTCAAATAACATATATAATATACACAAATATATCATATCAATAGATTTAATTAAATATGTTATGGAATATGAAAATGGCAGTTTAGATCTACCAATTAAAAAATTACTTAATTTAAACAAAAATATAAAAATCAATGTTTTATATAACCATAATATTTAATTTTTAACTGATGAAAGATTTACAATTTATATTAAAAGAAAATACTGATTTTTGGGACTTATATAATGATTATATTTTATATTTAAAAAATACTGTTGTTAGATTTGAACATAAACATAAAAATCTTTTCATGAATATGATATTATCATTTGAAAAAGCTCCAGAAAGCAAAATAAGATCTAGAAGATTAATGATATTTCACTATTATTTATACAAAAAAGCTGGTATTAAAATCATGGATTATTCAAATTTCAAAAGATTTAATGATATTAATAGTTTACCTTTTTTGATTTAATGATATTTATAACAGCATATAAAAAGAACAAACCTATCATATTCATATCATGCACAGAAGATTGGTTAGTAAAGATATCAGATCTTCTTTTTGATCATGGATATCTGATAGGCCAATGTGCCAAATGGTACTACGAACAAAGTTTGATTGGAGAAAACCTATCAGAATTCATCTTCTATGAACTGAATGATGAAGTAGAAGAAACAGATCTTATAGATCATCTAACTTGCCAAGATCCAATAAACCCTTTAATCCGAAATGCAAATCAGCCTCCGATTTAAGTTCTTCTAATGAAACCCATTTGTGATCTATATGCTCCCAATTTAACACTGGTTCAAATTCTTCATCAACAATCCCAATATAACTAGAATAAGTAAATGATCCATCTTCATAAAGATGAACATGTTTTAAATCAATAAAATCATTATAAGATATTTCTTCTTCCAGTTCTCTCAAAACTGCTTCTATTTCATTCTCTCCTTGATCTATCGCACCGCCAAATAAATTCCAAGTCAGAGGAACATGACAAAGTTCACTTCTGAGTCCTATCAGGAATCTTTTTGTTTGTGTACAATATGGTAGAACTCCTGCAGCTTTCTTTCCGTGGTATATTCTTGATGGTTCGTTGGCCATATCATATATAGAATAACTAAAATAAAAAGTTTAACATGTTTTTTAAAAAATACTTACTGAAATTGGTAAACAAAGAGATAGAGAAAAGAGTTTCTGATATCAAGGAAGAACTTGAAAATGATATGTTGAAGAAACAAGTCGAAATTTTAAAAATGGCTTTAAACAGCAAAGGTAATGTTAAATCTTTACATGATACAGTTCTCTTCATAGATTATTACTTCAATTTAGAAGGACTTTCACCACAACAAGCCGAAGAAGAAATAACTAATTTTATAAGTGATTACACTTTCAATGATGAATTTGTAAGATCTATGGGTTTGAAACAGATCCATCAGCAATTTTTATTGATAAATAAAGGGGAAACTAGGATAGAATACCAATTAGTCTAATCTTATTTAGATTTTTTTCTTAATTTTTCAATATAGTCTTCATAAGATTCTATATGATTGAGAGCATTCTTTTCTATAGAACCATTTGTAGCAGTTTTTGTTTTTAGAAATAAATCATGATTCATTATCTTGTCTACGTCTTTTAGTTGTTTTAGACTAGATCTTCTTATTTGCGACATTCTTCTTGTAAGGTTTCTTGTCTATATATTTAGAACCTGAAATCAATAAACATGAATCATCGAACTGTGTACCAGTTTTCAAACCTGTTTGGATGATAAATATCCTACATTGGTTATAGTGTAAAGGATAGACATTGTAATCTTTTCCAAGATCTGGAATGATCACAGCTCTATAGCATGCTTCATTTTCAAAATATCCAGGTTTGTCAGATTTACATCCTGATTCCAACATAACTTTACCCAACATTTCATAATTGATACTGAACTTGAGTTCTTTTTGGTAGTCTGTTATCATAGAGTCTTGAAATTGATTGATATTTTATTTTTGAACATGAACTTCAAAATATCAGTGATATCCTTATCATAGATGAGCTTTGCATAAAGTTCAATGAGGAATTCATTCTTCTCAAAAGGTTCTGCATTTATGAATTTTTCTGAATTCATGAACAATATATCTTCATCCTCTTTTGAAAGAATTTCTATATTTCTTAGTTTCTGTTTCAAGAAATAAGGACCTCTTTTCAATCTTTCTCTCTGTATAGGTGACAGAAATTCTTTTTCAACTTTTTTCATACTAGATAAGATTTTCCAAAACCATATCTGGTTTTCAGATTTTTAAATTGATTTATATAATTGAAAGGATCCAATCCTAACATTTTAAGATTTTCATCTAACTGTTCAAGAGAATCTTCCAATTCTATATCAGATAAAAATTCATGATTTAAGATCTTCATATCCAAAGATTCACCTCTTGATGTTATGTCATAAATATATTTCCATAAAGATTGAGCGAATTCCATCTGTCTCTTTGCTTCTGTCAAATCTTCAACCATGTCAAAACACCTCAGCTCTATTGTATTATAATCAGATCTGAAACGTATGACATAATTTCTATTGAACATTATACTTTTAATGTTTTTTATATTTTTGAGCATATGATACATTGTCAATACTCCAAAATTATTTTCAGTATTTAAACCCCTTTTACAACTTCTGGCAAATTTGCACATATATGAAAAATATTCATCTTCTTTTGATAGTTTTATAATTTCATATTGTGTATAATGTTTTATCAAATCCTTATTAAAAAGTTTTTTCTCTGCTAATAAACTCTTGTTCCTATCATCATTAGGATCTGCAAATGCCCACATGACTGCAGGATTGTTCATAGTATAGATATAAAAATTCTTAATGAAAAGATCAGCATCTATATTTTTAGGCATTTCTAAATGTATATGAGATCCACCATGTTGTATAGTTTTATGTTTTGGGACACATTTTAGCAACTTTGCAGCCTTAGCCCTATTATTGTATTCACTCTTCAATTGATCGTAATCAGAAATAATCTTAGTTGGCATTTCTATCACACCAGAATCCATATGCAGCCTTTTGCGAATATCAGATCTACATCCAAATTCTTTGTTCACTATTTTAAAATATTTTTTCAGATCTGGTGTATATCCAATATTGAACATAGGTTGTTTATTTCTTGCTGGTATTTTGCACACAGGTATAAAAGTATATTCACAACCAGCTCTGGTGTGAAATCTTTTTTTATTATTTTTTATAGCTTTGGTCATCTTTTGTAAACTGCCGGTTAAATCAATACCGACAGTTTCTTTGTTTAACTAACCGTTTTTGGATAGACGGAACTATGATTATTTTTTAAATCTTGTATTGATATCAAACTCCTCTATAGTTTCAGGTTTAAAAACTTCTTCAATGTCTATGCGTTGGCATTCGATATATAATTGTTGCCACCATATATTCATAGTCAAACTAACCATCATGTAACCTAGACATAAATTTCTTATATTATTCTTGGTAATATAAGGTGCAATAGATTGTTTCAAATGTTCTTCGTGTCCAATTTCAAAATCTTTATGTCCCAATACATATATTTTGGTCAATGTGTTATTATCAAGTTTTTCCTTTCCATTGTAGGAATTGATGACATCATCGATGTTCCAAAACTCAGCAATAGCATGGCCTTCAAATGCTAATAATGCTCCTGCTGAATATGCATTATCATTGTTGTTGAAGATGTGTTTCATCTTTTTGATGAAAGTACTCGTAGCACAACAATGAGAAACATTATCAGTATCTATATTGAGATCCTGTTTGTAACCTCTACGCATTATTTCCAAATGAGGTACATCGTTGGTGAACTTTCCTCGCTCTTCATTTATGTTCTCTTGAAGCTCTTTGAATAATTCTGGCCAATCGTAGTTTCTCAGCATTGCGTCAACCAGCATATGTATAGATTCTCTTGAGAATACACTATATTGTTCTATTACAAACTTCAATGCAGATTTAGATAATTTATCACCATTACTAGATATAGTGTTTTCATGTTTCTCCAATTCTAAAAATTTAGAAGAGGAGAAATTTTTCAAAGACTGTATACATTCGTCATAAGGCTTTTGAACAGCAATATCTATCGCTTGTTTATAAAGTTCTATTTTAACAGGTTTGTTCATATTTAGTTTTCCATTATGTTTTCGATATGTTGTACAGTATCGTAAAACTGATTAGTCCTCTTCATGTCTTTATTTCTCGGATAAGACAAAGGTGATTTTGTGTGGTTGATAATCTTTCCAGGATTG